ACGACCACCTCGTCGATCTCGATCGGGAACCTCAACGTCATCACCCAGGCGCATGACGCGAAGGGGATCGCCGCCGACCTCGGCGCGGCGCTCAACCGCCAGTTCGGTTTCGCGATCCAGTCGAAATCGGGGGTGCGCTGATGCCCTTCGGACTCCCCATCCTGTTCAACGCGGCGCAGAACAAGATAAACAAGTTCCAGATCCTCGTCTCGGACATCAACATCTTCCCGGGGCTGTTCGGCCGGACCCGCTGGGGCCTCTACCGCAACAACCAGCCGGTGATCGTCGCCGACTCAGTGGCCGAGATCGACTACCGCCAGGAGTGGCGCCTCCCGCAGTACCCGATGGAGCAGGGCGCGTTCCAGAGCTACAACAAGGTCGAGACGCCGTACCTCGGGCGCGTGCGGCTCACGAAGGGCGGATCCGCCTCGGACCGCGCCACGTTCATCGCGGCCGTTGAGGCCGCAGCCGCCTCGCTCGACCTCTACGACATCGTCTCGCCGGAGAAGGTCTACACGGGCGCGAACATCTCCCGCATTGAGTACCGCCGCAACGCGGCCAGCGGCGCGGGCCTGATCACGGTCGACCTGCTCCTCACGCAGGTGCGCGAGACGGTGGTGACCGCCTTCACGAACACGGCGACGCCCTCGGGGGCGAACCCGGTGAACGGCGGGAGCGTGCAGCCGCAGGCGCCGACCGCCGCCGAGGTGGCGGGCATACAGGGGTTCGACTGATGCAGGTCGTCCCCCTCGCCGACGTACCCGCGCAGACGCTCGCCGTGCAGCTGGCGGGGCAGTCGTGCCAGGTCACCGTCTACCAGAAATCCACGGGCCTTTACTGCGACCTCGCCGTGAACAACTCGCCCATCATCACCGGCGTCGTGTGCGAGAACCTGAACCGGATCGTGCGCGACCTCTACCTCGGGTTCGCAGGCGACCTCGTGTTCCTGGACACCGATGGGGTGGACGACCCGGTGAGCCCGGGCCTCGGCACGCGCTTCCTGCTCTGTTTTTTGGAAGTTTTGGACCTGGGCGGCAAGGGCTGATGGCCTTCGTCAAGCGCAAGATCGACCTGACGTTCAAGCTCGGGACCGGCACATTCGGGGAGACAGGCGCCGACACGGTGAAGCTCTCTGGGCTGCGGGTGCGCGCCTCCATAGTCATCGCCGGGGGGCCGTCCCAGTCGCAGGCGCAGCTGCGCGTCTACGGGCTCACGCCATCGCTGCTCAACCAGCTCTCGGCGCTCAACCAGGCCGTCATGGTCTCACGCAACAACTCGGTGACGGTCGCCGCGGGCGACGACGCGGCCGGCGTGGCGACCGTGTTCCAAGGGCAGGTCGCCATCGGCCAGGTGGACATGCTCGGCGCGCCCGACTCGGCGCTCCTCGTCGTGGCCTTCGCCGGCATGCTCGACGCGATGAAGCCCGCCCCGCCCTCGAGCTATCCGGGGGACGTCCCGGTCTCGACCGTCATGGCTGACCTGGCGAAACGGATGGGCTATGCCTTCGAGGACAACCTGACGGCCAAGACCGACGCGATCCTCTCGAGCCCCTACTTCCCCGGTACGGCCCGCGACCAGGTGGTGCGCGCCGCCGAGGCGGCCGACCTCAACTGGATCATCGACAAGGGCGTGCTCGCGATCTGGCCGCGCTCCGGGACTCGCGCCGGCAAGGTGCCGGTGATCTCGCCGGAGACCGGCATGGTCGGGTACCCGTCCTACTCGTCCTACCTGGGGATACAGGTGAAGAGCCTCTTCAACCCGTTCCTCAACTGCGGCGAGACGGTGGCCGTCAAGAGCAGCCTCGCCTTCGCGAACGGATCCTGGACGACGTACTCGATCGCGCACGAGCTCGACAGCGAGATGCCGGACGGCGAGTGGTTCACCAGCTTCGCGGGATCGCCGTTCAATGCTGCCGTCTGACGGGTTCTCCGGGTTCCAGCCGCCCGACACCGCTGGCTCTGAGTTCAACGCGCTGCGCTTCTTCGTGCAGTCGCTGCTCGAGCGGGTCTCGACCGCGACGCTCGTCAAGGTGGAGGCATGCACGAACGACGGAGGCCTCACGCCGGTCGGGTTCGTGGACATCACCCCCCTCGTGAACCAGGTGACCGGAGACGGGGTCGCTGTTCCACATGGAACCATCTACCACTGCCCCTACTTCCGCATCCAGGGCGGCGCAAACGCGGTCATCATCGACCCCGAGCCGGGCGACCTCGGGATCGCGGTATTCGCCGACCACGACATATCGAGCGTGGCCTCGAACAAGGGGCAGGCGAACCCGGGCAGCCGGCGGCGCTTCGACATGGCGGATGGCCTGTATCTCGGCGGGTTCCTCAACGGCGCGCCGACCCAGTACGTCCAGTTCTCGGCGGCCGGCATTAAGATCGACTCGCCGACGCTCGTCAACCTCGTGGCGCCGGACGTGCAGATCAACGCGCAGACGCTCGAGGTGAACGCATCGACCAAGGTGACGATGACCTCGCCGATCGTGGAGATCGACGCCGCGACGAACGTCACCATCACGACCCCGACCTTCACGATTAACGGCGCCACGGTCCTGAATGGCCCCATCAGTCAAGGCATGGGAACAGCCGGCGGCGCCGCGACGTTACTCGGTCCGGTCGCGGTCACGCACGACGTCACGGCCGAGGGCAAGAGCCTCGCCACCCACACGCACAACGACCCGCAGGGCGGGACGACAGGAACGCCTAACTGATGAACACGCTGTACCTCGACCCGGACAGCTGGGACCTCGTGAAGGACGCGCGCGGGAACATCGCGCTGGCCTCGAACCCGTACGCCCTCGCCCAGAACGCCGCGAGCGCCATCCGCTGCTTCCTCGGCGAGTGCTGGTACGACACCACGATCGGCGTGCCGTACTTCGGCGGCATCCTGGGCGAGCCGCCGCCGATCGAGCTCATGAAGGCGCAGTTCCGGGCGGCCGCGCTCACCGTGCCGGACGTCGTCGACGCCAAGGTATTCATCACCGGGTTCTCCGGGCGCGGCGTCACGGGCCAGGTGCAAGTCACCGACAAAACCGGCACACTCACGGCGGCCACATTCTAGGGGGAGATAATGACCACCAACGTGCCAGCACCCGCGCTCGGTCCCAGGGGCTTCACCGCGCCGCTCGAGAGCGACATCCTCGCCGGCGTCCAGGAGGACGTGAACTCGGCCTTCGGCGGCGGGCTGGACCCTACGCTCACGACGCCCCAGGGCCAACTCGCGTCCAGCCTCTCCGCCATCATCGGCGACAAGAACGACCAGTTCCTCGCCCTGGCGAACGGGGTGGACCCGGCCTACGCCTCCGGACGCATGCAGGACGCGATCGGCCGGATATACTTTCTGACGCGCAACCCGGCGACGTCCACCGCGATCATCGCGACCTGTAGCGGCAAGACCGGGACCGTCATCCCAGCAGGCGCACGCGCCGTCGACCAGGCCGGCAATATCTACATCGCTACCGGGACCGTGACCATCGGGGGAGGGGGAAGCGCCTCGGTACCCTTCGCCGCCGTTCTCACCGGTCCGATCGCCTGCCCGATCGGGTTCCTCAACGCCATCTACCAGGCCATCCCGGGCTGGGACTCGGTCACCAACGCGGGGGCCGGCACGCCCGGCCAGAACGTCGAGTCGCGCGCCGACTTCGAGTTCCGCCGGCAGAACTCCGTCGCCCAGAACTCGCGCGGGTCCACGCCGTCGGTCCTCGGGGCCGTCCTGAACGTGCCCGGGGTGCTCGATGCCTACGCGATCGAGAACAATACGGGCGTGACGAGCGGGGGCATCGTAACGGGATCAATATCCGGGACCACCCTCACGGTGACCGCGGTTGCCTCCGGGACGCTCGCCGTGGGGCAGACGGTCCTCGGGACCAGCGTCATTCAGGGCACGGTCATCACCGGGCTGGGGACGGGCACCGGAGGGACCGGGACCTACGTCGTGAGCATCAACCAGAGCGTGGGGTCCGAGACGCTCACCTGCGCCATCGGGGGCGTCCAGCTCGCCGCGAACAGCATCTACGTCGCCGTCGTCGGGGGAGCAGACCCGGACGTGGCGATGGCCATCTGGAGCAAGAAGGGACCGGGGTGCAACTACAACGGCAACACGACCGTCGCGGTGCAGGACACCTCGCCGGTCTACAGCCTCCCCTACCCGAGCTACAACGTGACCTTCGAGCGGCCCGGGGCCGTCGCCATCCTCTTCGCGGTCAACATCCAGAACAACATCAACGTCCCGGCC